CTCCTTCAAAGCCACCGGAACCGCCTAGCTTGACAATGGTAAATTCAGACCCTAGTTGTTTACGTTGTAGCATGTAATCGAAATCACTCAATTGATAGCTAGATACGTCCTGGCCTAATCGATTTGCCTGCGCATTCTGACCGCATAAAAAAAGCCCTGCGCATACGGCAAAGCTCAACATGATTTTACTTCTCATCGTCATCACCTCGATAGTCATCGGATAACTTATAAATGTATTTTTTAAGCCAAGATGGAATCGGGATTCCCATTTGGCCCAAATTTTCCGTGATGGAAATCGCATAAAACAGGATGTAGAAAATCAAAAGCGTGTCTGCCATACCGCTTGCTCCATATATATCGCAAAACGGATATAGCATACATACGATCAACAACAAAGTCGAGTGCTTGATAAGTCCGCCGATCCCTTTACTGGACGTTGTCTTTTTGTTGACCAGTGATTTGACGAACCCCGTCATGACGTCAATTAGAACCGCTAGGAAAAACGCAAAGAACACGGGGTTATCAATCAGTGCCGACAAATGTTTAAAATATTCTATATGCAACATTTAATCACTCCTTTTTTATCCTACCCACCCTCCCGCACATTTATGTTAGCCTACAATTTTGACCAGTTTTGCGTGCGCAAGATCGCTGATTTGCTTACGTGTCAAATCGTCAAGCGTTTTGCCGTCTGTCAAATCCGATACCGACAACTCAATGCTTGCCGATACGTAATTAGGCGATGCGTCGAATCTCATCGAAACGTTGATACTTTGTGTTGTTCCGTCCTCATTAAAGTTGTATTGAATGTTAGTCAATTTCATTTTGCTCACTTTCCTTTTCCTTTGCTTTCAATTCTTCAATTTGTGCTTTAAGTTCTGCAATAGTTACTTTGTCATTTGCGATTTCAATCGCTAGTTGTTGAATTACGTTTTGAGTATGATCCACTACTTATCAATCCTTTCTTTCAATGTATCAATTTCCTTTAATAAACTCTGAACAACAACTGTCAGATATCCCAGTTGTGTTCCGTCATCACGTCCCAAGCCGTCAACAAAAGCACCGGCCGCCCGGTACTGTGGTCTATCGTTAACGTCATCAATGATAAGGCTGGCATAGTGTTTGCCGGTCTCTCCAAACTCTTTGAACTGATAGTCGTAAATATCGGTATTTTTTATAGCATTGACGGCGGTTTGAACGTCAAGTTTTTTGATATTCATTTTTTTAGATAGCGCCGACGTGTTGACAAAAGACGGGGCGTGCATCTTAGGACCCCACCATAAATCGGCTGAACCGTCATTTAAATCGATGGTATGGCTACCGTTATATGTCAGATTATTCATGATGATGTTGCCATTTTTGCCCTTAGCATCGAGCTTGATGTCCCAAGCGTTTATCACAACAGAAGAACCGTTTTTGTCAATATCTATGCCAGCTTTGGCAGCATCCCCGCCAATCTGTATAAACGTGATGTGTTCAAAGCCCATATAGTCCGTGAAGCTCAAACCGCTCTCGATGAAAGTAGGTTTAAGGCTTCCAAAAATCAGTTTGCCGTCATCGGTGCCTATGATTCCAGCGCCAGCCGTAGCTTTTCCGAGTATTCCATTTCCAGCCCATGCATTCACCGTGCTGTTATCAGTGCGCAAGTTAAACCCGCCCTTGCCAATGATTCCAATTCCTTTTCTAGTCATGCCATCTTCACATTTGATAACACCATAATCTATGCTGTCGTTCCCCCCGTTGGTCTGCCAGTAAGCATAGCTGGCTAGCGTTAACTGCCCCGACTCCATATACATGCCTTGCCCGCCCGAATCAAACGCTGCTAGCGTCCCATCTTTTATCCACACGTTATCGCTACCCATTTGGTTGTGTATGCCGTCTTTGTTGATCCACGTATCAGCGCCCCCGCCATTCTGATGCATCTCAACGGCAGTCAGCGTGCCGGTGGTTATTTTCGACGCATCAATGTTAATGACGTTGATTTTGGCTGCATCGATAGTGCCAGCCAGCATCATGTCGGCCGTGATACCAGTTGCTTTTATCTTTTTGGCGAAAGTCGTCCCGTCAATCGCAACATCTCCATTTAATAAGATATGCTTTGAATCAATTTTAATCGCAGAGCTCGTCATGTCGATTTTCGATATGTCAGAACCCCCGACGAGTTGGGCAACTTTTAAACCAATGCCATCTGATGACTGTTTGATTGACGTCATGTTTGACTGAGTGTAGTCATCTAGTTTTGTAAAGCTGGCATATGTCAGATGGACAGCGCTGGTAACCCCACCGTCTTTGACTGATATGCATGGCTTTACGCTTGTGATGCCGTCTGGCACGGTTATGATGCCTTTAATCCACCCAGTAGTATTGCCTGCAACTTGACCAGATGGCCCCGTTTGCCAAGCGGTTTTTCCGTCTTTAGTGTACCTAAAGAGACCCCTAACGTTTATTGCGCGCCCGCCATGCACACTGTAAAAGTTCGGGACTAACAATTCTACATAATACTTGTCGCCAGGATTTACCTTGCAATCGACATTCCAGTACAGGTCATTGGCGTTAGGCGTGCAGATGCATTTGTGGTAACCGTATGCACTATAACCAGTGATACCACTGATAACAGCTTTCGTTTTTAAGTCATTGCACGTCCACTCTCCAACGTTTCCGTCTCCGAAACTCTTTTTGCCGATGAGCTGACCGCTTGAATCCAGATTGTATTTCCACGCTTGCTGTTGGAAACCGGTTGCGTCTTGAATCCAGCTTGAATTCTGATTAATCTTAATCAACTTTTTCCAATCATCGGTGGCCTTTAAGCTATTGATCGTCGAGTTCTTAAGCGCATTCTCTCTAGTCTGCGTTTCCGTTTTGGTATACACAGATGATGATAAAGCATAAGTACGCTTGACTTCGGCTTGATAGGCCGTGAGTGCATCGGCCTGGTCCTGTATACGCTTGTTAATGTCCCCATCCGACATACACCAGTCAGTTGCTTTGTTGCCTTTTTCGAGTTTTACGTGGCGGATAGCGATTTGACCAACAAAAGAGCTTGTAGTGCATAGCTGCAGAACGGTAGCCGCCGAGTCATTGGTCGGCTGTACCGGAGATGTGGCGATGGCAGACAAGCGGACAGCCTGTCCTACTTTAAGCGTGCACTCTCCACTCGTCCCGTAAGAGAACCAATCGCTTTTTCTACGAATTAGCAGCTCAGCCGTGGGCAATCTAGAAGAGCAGTTGAGCAACTTAACATCGATACTAACTGTATAGATTCCCGCTTCCGGTTGGCCCTTGGGCATATCGATGTACCAGTTGTTGCGGTTTTGTTTTGCTGTTTTCTGCGTGAAGACTGTCCAGCCGTTTTGGAAACTCATAGCGTCATACGAGTTGTGCCCTATCGCCGCGCTTTCCATTGAGCTATTGTCCAGCAAATTCGTCCCGCCAATTTGCAGACCGTCGATTTTGCCATTAAGCGCCTTGTACGATTCGGTCGTGCCGTATGCATCAGCAACTTTTTTGGCAAATCCGCTACCGAAAGATCCAGTCGATGTGTTGTAGTCAAGTGCACTAATCAAATTAGTTGTTTGCTTTTTTGTTTGACTGGTTTCGTTGCTGTAGGCAGATACCAGCGTGTTCAAATCGCCAGTTGCCCCATCCTTGCCAATCAGCTTCCTGATAGTAGTATCATACCCGGCTACTTTCGTGTCGATGCCGCTTGCCTTAACCACGCTGTTTGCGAAGCTTGTCGAATTCATAGTCGTTTCGACATTATCAGCTTTTGTTTTTACAGACTTGACATCACTTGCAAGCGTGTCAACTTTATCTGCCGTCTGTTTAAATTGTGTCCCCGTTACATATCCGTTCAAATCAGTTTTGTTGGCTTTTTGACTGAGTTCGGTTGACGTTTGTCGCTTAAACGTGTTGTACTCACTACCATTGACTTTAGAATCAACGAGGGATTCAATACGATTATTTTCAGCTTTAACGCTGATCAACCCGCCCCTTCCATCACTCAATGCTGCTTCAACTGCACCCGCTCTAGCCGACATTGACGTAACCTTGCCATCAAGGGTAGCATAGGTAGCTTTTACGCCGCTGACATCTGACTTGACTTCTCCAATTGCTTTGCCGTTTTTTGTCACGGTTTTAGCAACGTCATCAACTTTAGCGCGCGCTTCACTTGCGCTGTTATTTGCTTCCGTTGCATTTGCCGAAGCAGTATCCGCAGTTGCCTTTGCCGCTTGAGCCGTTTCCGAGGCTTTAGTCACGGCCGTGGAAAATGCCTGCTTCTCAGTCTGGTAAGTCTCGTTAGGAACGTACTTATCATCGATTTCCTTGAACTGTGCATTGAAATCTTTGATGGCCTGGTCAACTTCCTTCTGCGTGTTATGCAGTTCGGCGGTTGATGTGATCAGCTCCCAGTTTCCTTTTTTGTACTGATACATCTCGGTTTCACTGTTGCCAAGGTCTTTGTACCACAAATCGCCTTCAACAGCATACAGTGGTTGATTAGCACCATAGAAGTTGGTATTCTTGCCATTTGCCGACTGTAGGGCAGACTGTGAATATTCTTTAGCTGATTGCACGGTATCTTGCACTGCGCTGATCGTTGACGTTATGCTGGCGGCTTGAAAATCATCCCCCAGTTCAACTGTGTTGTTCTGGCGGTTGAGCAGGTCATGCGTAACCTTGTAAACGCGCGTGGAATACTCAATTTTTAAATCATGGCGGATAATCGCCACTGTATCCCCCAGTGACAGATTGCCAACATCAGTAACTGACGCTTTAAACGACACTTTAGGCCGTTTGAGTTCTTGCAGCTTGTCATACGTTGCCTTTATCAATAAATTTTTATCATTGATTTTGTCAAATTCGACAAAGCCGATTCGCGGTTTACCGTCAGAAAAACCATATACGGCCGTTGCGGACGGGTCCTCAAGATATTCTTGCCCTGCCGGTTTGTCAAGCGGATTGCCCGCTGATTTTTTCCAAACAACATCAGCAAACGTGATCTTACGACTATATCCATCAGGACTTCCATCAGTACCTTCGCTGACCTGCACACTGGACCCACGTCCTACCAGTGCAGTTACCAAAGTGTCACTGGACTGTTCGCATGTTACGCTGAGCAGCTTATCGCCGTACTCGTACCGCCGTCCGGTTCTGGATCCCATTTGAGTGTACAGGTTAACCAATCGCCTTTTGACCTGATTGTCAATCGGGTCAAAGACAACGTCAAAAGTGATTTCGAGGTTAAACAGATTGACCACGCTCTGCAGACTAGCCAACACGGTCGTGTAGTAGAAATTGGTTGTTTGCGTGCCGGTGTCAGCAACATAACCGACCGAATACCGCGTTTGTGCAAGAAGCTGCGTCAACATTTCTTTAGCAGTCCGATTTTGCGGTCTCAAATCCTTGATATACGAGTATGCGCCCAGTTCATCATATGCCGATTCAACTGCGGTATAGTTGACCTGATTGTCTTCTTGAGTTTCAGTCAAGATTTTAAAGCACATATATGTTGTCGCGTTTGGCCGTTGGAACAGTACGTACAGACAGTCATCACGCAATTTTTTGGCAACGGTAAATTTCAAACTGCCAGCAGTGTTAATCTGTTCTTCAAAAGTTGCGCTTAAAATATCTGATGATGCTATGCCGATGACGGCTTGTTTCTTATCTAACTGATACAAAATCACAATTTTTTCACCTCGAATCTGACCGTATATTCACCGCTTGAGTTAAACGTCAGCGTCGTATTCTTATCGATCGTAAAATCGGCGAAGTTGCTGTTAAGCGATACGCTCGACAATACGTTTGCACCATTGACGGTGCATGACAACGTTCTAAAATCAACTACTATCTTTTTTCCGGCCGAAACTGCCTGGTTGAGCAAAAACTTTTTGCCCTGATTGCTTGTCATCTGAAAAGAAGAAATGGCTGAACTGGGCGTAAATTCAACCGAAAGAGGGATGTTAGGAAATTCACTGTCGTAATCGGCAAAAGCAACCGTTTCGCCAGTGCCTGTTTTTTGCCGTGCAATTGAATAACAATACGGGTCACTCAGTGTAACTTCGATTGAACCTGTCGGGTGTAGCGTAGTATCGTCAAGCGTAACCGATGTCACTGTGCCCACGTATTTATACAGCGGATCATCGGCAAATGAAACGGTAGTATTCTTAGCTGCAGTAATCTGTTTGAGTTTGCCTGTCTTGGCCATCAAATCAGCCAGACTGACGGATTTAAGAAAAAACTTAATCGTCAGCTTTTTTGACTCTAAACGCGAGCTCAGATATTTGGCGCCATCGCTGGCTAAATCCGTAGCAGTTACTGTACGGGTGAACCCGCCTCTGCCAGTTACCGAAAGCGTAATGAACCCATCTACGCTACTATCCAAGCACTGACCGCCATAACTAAATGCCACTTGAGATTTCATCTAACCCCTCCTTTTAGAATTTATAATTGCGTTGGAACTGCGCTTTAGCCCCTTGCGCTTTTGAGATATCGTCAACAAAAGCAGAAAAATCACTGTTTCCAAGCGTTAAGTTGATTACAACTGGTGTAGCGCTAGCGGTGGCCATGCCCGGGGCAACGTTTCCAGTTGCAGTAATTGCGGCAACCGGATTACACGTCAACGTGTCTGCGATGGTGCTGCTCATGCCTAAAACGGTTGATTTGACGTTTTCAAAGCCGGAAACCAATCCGCCATTCAAGCCGGACATAATCGCATTACCGGCCGGAATCAGCAGTTTTTTATCATAACTGATAGGTCCTTTATGTCTCTTAATCCAACCCGCAATACCTTTTACAAAGTGCTTGACACCGCCCCAGGCGGACTTAAGGCCACGTAGGAAACCGTGCATGATAGCTCGACCCGCTCCCGCTAAAGATATGTTCCTTAAACCGTTGAATGCGCTCCTGACCCCGCCGAGAACGTTGCGAACTCCGCCAGAAATGCTAGACACCCCGTGGCCAAATGCACTAAACGCATTTTTGGCGCCATTTACTGCACCCCTAATGCCTCTTGACACGCCGGAAACTACGTTGCCTAAGCCATGCCATGCGCCAGATGCCGCATTCTTGAGCCATGATCCCGCTTTGCCCAATGCATTCCAAGCAGCTTTGACGGCATTGACTACACTCTTTATGCCACCGCCCGCAACTGAAACGGCCGATTTAATGCCATTCCATGCTCCGCTGACAAGCGACTTCATCACTTTTCCGGCCGTACCGAGACTGCCGAAAGTTCCGATCAATTCACCAATGAACCCCGCTAGCGTTGTAATAACCGGTGAAAATGCTTTGAACACGCTAACGATTACTTTAACAATCGGTGTGATGACCAGAATAACAACCTTGAGTGCGTCGAAAGCAAATTTAACCGTACTCAAAACGCCCTTGAACACACCGCCCAAGAATGCGCCTAAAACCTGAAATGCCGGTTTAAGCGCACCAGCAATCACGCTGACTAGCGGTTGAGCCGCATTCCACAGTGACGCGAACGATTTGACTACTCCGCTAATAGCAGGACCCGCGACTGAAGCAAAGGAAGAAAAACCGGCTGAAACCGCCGGCAGAATCGCATTGGCAAGTGACTGTAATCCGCTAAATTTCAAATGTGAAAAACTGTTTTTAATCGTATTGACAACCGGTTGAATCGCCGACGTGATTTTTGAAAAACTCGACGTAATGCTTGAAAAATCGATTTTAATGCCAAGATTTGAAAACAGTCCTTGAATACCTTTTTTGACGTTGGGAGCGGCCGCCTGAATGAACGTGCCTATCGCGCCGGGCAGATTCTTAAACACTCTGCCAATCATCGGCAAGAAGTTGTTAAATAGGAAGTTAGACGTGGTTGTCGCCAGCGCATTAAGTGATGGCGTGATGTCAAGTTCCCCATCTGACAGATTACCGAGAACGTCCTGAAACGATGCTTTCATCGAATTGAACGAACCCTCAAGGGTTGTTGCCGCTTCTTTGGCAGTTGTGCCCGTGATGCCCAGATGTTCTTGGACCGCATGAATCGCCTTGACGGTATCAGCAAAATCACCAACAGTATAGTGCTCACCGGTAAGCTTTTCAGCGTCCCGCATCAATCGCTCCATTTCGGATTTAGTACCACCATAACCAAGCTTGAGATTATCAAGCATGGCATAGTTACCACGCGCAAGCGATTGATATGTCTGCGTGATCAGGTCCATATCGGTGCCCATTTTATTGGCATTGTCGCCCATATCTGTCATTGCCGTGTTAGCCAGTTTTGCGGCTTTTTTGGTGTTGCCGCCCAGCGACGACACCAGGGATGCGGCAAAACTGGTTACGTTTTCCATGTACGTATTAGCGGACACACCCGTTGTGCGGTATGCCTCTTGTGCATACTTTTTTACCGTGCCGGCAGACGATTTGAACAGCGTTTCGACACCGCCAATCGATTGCTGCAGTTTGCCACCTTCGCTGATTGACGCAGCGATGGCTTTTCCGATACCCGCCGCGGCGATTGCTGCAGAAGCGGCTTTAGCCAACTTGGAGCCTAAACTAACACCGGCTGTATGACCAGCTTTTGCTGATTCCGGGACAACAGCTTTAGCAATCCCATCACTGATGCCCCGTGCAGATGGTATGATTTGCACATACGCTTTGCCCAGTTCAGTCGCCATTGTCTACCACTCCTTTCAGGATTCTGTTGCGTGTTTCTTCAAACTCCTTGCCGCTCGCAAACGATACATTTTCGGTTTCAGATTCTTGTGTGTTGCCCATCAGCAAATCTACTACGCTCATCGGCCTGTTCTTGCCGGTTTGCGCATCCTCCGTTTTTTGCCAGATAAGAATGCTCAGCCTGTCAAGTATGCCAGCCTGTAGCAACGTGTTTAACGGCAACGTTGCATCGGCCATTGCCATTTTTATTCTAGAATCATCCCTCAGCCCATAAGCAAAAACAGCTACCCGGTATGCAGGTAGCTGTCTGTAATTGTAAATGCCATACGTTTCGGCCAGGTCGCATGTCAAAGCATCTTCATCGGTGCTGATTGCGGCGGCAAGGAAAACTATTTTTTTAACTCGGCTTGAGTTGAGAAAATGTCTTGAAATTCGGTCAGCATCTTCTCGATATCAACAACCCCGTCTGCATCTCTGACATGATTTTTAAGTTCCTCAACTCGATCACCTAGTAACATCTTAAAGATTTTTGGCAAGACAAGCGGATCATCGTCAACCTCTGCCAGCAACTCGACCAGTTCATAATTCTTCAAGATTTTTTCATCAAATTCATATTGGAACCCAGTCTTAGTTTTACCCTTCAGCATTAACGATCACCTCTTGAAACTGCCGTTTTAGGCTTAACAATGTATTCGTAATGCGTATTTGAGTTGTCATCGGGGAAACAGGTAACGGTAGTTTCGTAACCGACGTTATCGCCGTCCTTATACTTGATTTCGCCAACGTCCGTAACTTTGGCAGATGGGAGAACAATGCGCTTGAGCACGTTGTTACGCAATACCATTTCAATTACGATTACGTGTTCATCAAGTTCTGTTGAGTTAGATTTGACCGTGATGCCCGTATCGAGGTTGCCTGTTACATTAGAATCACCGTAAATTTCTTTAAGAACGTCAACATTCAATGCTTCAATCAGCGTATATTTAAACGTATCTGTTTTTTCGGTTTGAACCGAGTTAACGATGTCACCGCCCCAACTCTTGATGTCGGTGGTTTTGCGGTCATCCGAGTTCTGCACACCATCATCAGATACATATCCGAGACATTTAAAAGCCGTATTAAGCGCGGTGGTTGCGTCAGTCGGCAGTGCCGTGCCGATTGGTGCGCTATAGATACTGCCGCCCACTTTAGGCTTGGCAGACGTAACATATTTAGGTTGATTTGCCATGTTTATACCTCCTGTAAATAATTAATATCAAAAACCGCTTGATAGCGATAATTCTTTGTTTCTGTATCAGTATAGTTATAGTTACTATTTAGATGCGCGCCAGTGATGTTTTCGATTTCGTCGAATTTGCTCATTGCCTGCACAACTTGATTGTTTAGCAAAGCCGCATTATACAGTGATGCGGCATATGACTGGATAGCAATGGTCGCTTTCTGCAAATGGTTATCGCTACTGCCGCCCGTCTTTTCGACAATGACAAACGGAACATCCGTGCCTGCTTTATGCTCAAACAAAACGGGGACATCTAACGCGCCATTCAGATACTGCTTTAAAATCAGTTCAATCATGTGCAGCATTCACCGCCTTTAGTAACACATTATGCTTGGCATTGCTGCGCTTGGCTTTGATGGTTTCAGCGGAAACCATTGCATTCGCACGATTTTTACCAACATAAATGTCCTGTTCATAACCGTCACCGCACTGGTTGCGGATTGCGGTTGCCTTATCCTTCAGAATCGCTTGCATTTCCGATGATTTCATCAGCTCCGCTACTCCGGCACGATTTAGAACGAATTTAGAATCACTCATAGCATTCCACCATCACTTTCTTATTCCAGTCAAGCGGTATCAGGTCCTCAATGCCTTCTTGCGGAATTCCGACCGTTTTCCACTTTTTGCCAAAAAATTTGACTGTTTTATTAGTCCAGTCATGGATATCGCCCTTGGGGATCGCCAACTCATATACGATTTTCTTGCCGGTCAAACTCAGCTCTGCGGTAACATCATCCGTCGATGCCGGTGCGACCAGCACGTTTTCAATCGGAATTTCGGTTTTTTCAACAACCGGTTGACCAAACGGATCTTCACCTGTGTTCATTTCATCAACAAGTATAACCGTGATTCCGTGCAGTCTACTCGTCATATAAATTCATCACCCCGTATCGTTGCCTTTTTAAGCCTAAGCGTCTAAGTTCACTGTCTTTAATAAACAAACCGCCACCCGGGACCAAAAAAGAGCCGCTGTACGAATACCCAAGCGCACTTTCAGTTACCTGCGTCATCGGTTCCTGATCAGTTGCAGTCATCAGTGTTCTGGCTACCACGTCGACCGTTACCGATTTAGCAACGTTAGCATATGATACGCTTTCGGCGACCATTGCATCTAAATCCTTGCCGACTTTGTTCGCCTCGACGCGCAAAGAATCGGACACTGTTTCCAACAAATTCTGCGCCCGTTCACGTTCAGTCGGCTTTAATACACGCCATAATTTTTCAACATCTTCGATGGTTGCGAAGTTTGCCACCCTACCACCCCCTAAACTAATCTATAGTGACTAAGCTGCTGGCGCTTTGATACGTGCAAACGCGTTAGCGTCAAGCACGCCCCAACCGATAAACGATTCTGCACGAAGAAGGATTTCATTGTTTGCTTTCAAATCACGGCCCGTCTGATCAGGATCGCCATACTCGATAACTTCAAGCGGGATTTCTTCTGAATAGCCCCATTTGAAGGCATTTTGGAAGTCGCCCGCGATGACATAATCATCTTCGGAAGTAGCGCCTTTTGTTGCAAGCGTCTTGTTGACGTCGGACGTCATACCATAAAATGCGTTAGGATTTTGACCAAAGCGGAATTCCGGATATTGCACTACACCGTTGACCTTGATCTGTGCCAAAGCTTGACCTGCGGCCGGAGAAAGCGCGAGACCCGTAACATCATAGTCATTTGCAACAACTGTTTGAACGATTGCGTCAATCTGGTCATCAAGCTGTTTCTTAGCGTCAAAATCAACGCCCGTCACCAAACCGTCAAGAGAATTTGTCGCCTTAAATGAAGCATCAGTGAGTGATTTAGGCTCAAGGCCATGGATTGCTGCCAAATCAAAAGCAACCGCAATCTTTTTGGCAAAGCCATCGCTGAATGCCTGAAGGTAATCAATCTGCTTTTCTTCTGAACAATACTTAAATTCATCTGAAATACGTGCTTGATAGACAAACTTCGTCGGGCGAATAACCTTCGATTCAAGAGTTGCCTTGCCCGGTTTCTTCGTTTCGCCTTCGCCAACGATCTGCGCGTTGCCTTCCAAATTAAAAACAAACTGTTGTGAACCGTTGAATGGGATCGGCGTTTGAGCGCTCAGCTTGGCAAGGGTTGAATAGCCCTTGACCTTCGACATCAATTCTGTAACAAGCTCCGGCGAAAATGTTGTGCCGCCTTTTAATGTATCAACCATAATATCAATCTCCTTTTAAATTAACGTTCTGTAAGCTGGCGCGTCATCTGCACCCAGCCTTTATCATCAGTTACTGTCGGCTCCGTTGACTTAAGCGGAGCTTTTGGCCCGTTTGCGTGCATGAGCCCCGCCAAATTTTCCGCATCCTGTTTCAATGCTTCTTCATCGTCTCCGCGCAAACGACTGGCCAAGTCGAGGGGCAAACCATATTGCAGAGCCACGCGTGTCCTTGTCTTTTCCGTTTCATAATCGGAAATTTTAGATTGCAATTCGGCAATTTGGTTTTCCTGTGCGGTTTTATCTTTAGCAGAAACATCAGCAGCAGTATGCAGTTCTGCGTTTTCATCTTCCAATTCCTTCACGCGCGATTTCAATGCATCGTAATCAGCATATTTTTCTTTTTGACGAGCTAAACGCTCTTTTACAATGCGATCCAGTTCTTCTTGCGTTTCGATTGTTTTAAATTCTGACATTCAAAATGTCTCCTTTCTCCGCATTTCCCGTGCGTTCGGTAATTTTTGAGCATAAAAAAAGCACCATTTAGGTGCATTTAATAGCTTACTTTCTGCTTTTTACGGGGCTTGAGGGTTGCACAAGCCCAGTGCGCCAGCAGCGCGCTGTCCATAACACTGATATCCATGTCATCAAACTGCGATCGGTACCCAAAACCGCCGCTTGAGCCAATGCTACGTTTATCACAGTTCGTTGTGATTCTGCTAAGCGTCGGCTGCCCTGCGTGGCACAGCGTTTTTTGATAAATCGCCTGTTCCCACATCGAGTTGGCTGTGATGATTTCCTTGACGGTCGGCAGTACCACATTTTTGACATGATAGTCCTTGAGTTCGTCAGCCAGGATCTTCTGACGACTAGCTCCATCAATCACGATTTGCTCCACATAAGCGGATTTTAGGAAATTAACGATCCACTGATTACCATTGCGAACTGATTGACAGTCGATGGTTTCAACAAACACCCGCTTATCTGCGGTATGCACCGCAATGCTCAACGCAGCGTTTGCCCCGTCTTGACCATATTTGACACCGGCAAAAAGTTTGCCTTGGAAAGTTGGCAAACTGTCAACTTTTAGCGCATCCCATTCAGCTGCTGCAATTGCAGATTTCTGATTGTACGATGGCCAAAAGCCTAAACGCTGAACGTTGTGGTCAAGCTTGTCTTCACCTAGTTCGGCTTCGATTTTGCGTTCGGTCAAGTGAAACCCAAGTGACGGATTTGAGTTGTACCATGCATCGATGTCGTCGATTTCCTTTTCCTCAGATACCGACCACTCCGCCCAGCCGGAATATTTTGCCTGGCCGAACAGACATGACTTGCGATATTTAACAAAAACAGTCCCGGAAGAAACAGGAGTTGGCGGTGTCCCGCACATGACTGTCATAGGATTGTTGCTGTCGGTCACCGTGTACTTGAGTGCCGATTCCTGTTCGGTCGTATACTCCTGCGCCTCGTCGATAACGAGAAAATCAAAGCCTTCGCCCAGTCCGCCATTGGATGTCCTCGTACGAAACTGGATAATTCCGCCCGTCTCATAAAGTTCGATGCGTTCCTGTCCCTTAGCTCTTATTGAGTTAAAATCATCGCCATCAGTCAAACCCATCTTTTCAAGATATTTCTTGACCTTCTCAAAAGATGAATGAGAAGTGCTGATTCTGTGCGCCGTATGCAGCATGTTAAGCCCGTGCTTAAGTCCCCACAGTTCAAGAATATAGATGATTTCCGTTTTACCGTTACGGCGGGGTATAGAAAAACCGAACTTCTGATGCACCCATAAGCCATCATCATCAACAGCCATGATTGACTTGACAAGATTTTTCTGCCACGGGTAGCTCTTCAGCCCGGTTTTTTCGTATATTGCGATTGCTTCATCCGACAAGGATCCAGTGTATGGTAGAATTACCGATTGAGTAGGATTCTGATTGCCTAGTCGTTTTTCAGCCATGGCCTTCTTCCTTTCAATCGTATTGCCCAGTTTAACGCCATATGACAGGGCAAAAAAAGAGTATAAAAATAGCGGTTAACTTAATTAACCGCCGAATACCATTTCGATTAAGCCAGCCACATCATAGTCATTTTTAGCCATGTTTGCACTTCTTAAACACGTTATGGAAAAATAAAAACACCCTTACGGATGCTTAGATTTTAATTTTTCTTGTTCTTCTCTACGCAGTTTTTCAACATAATCTTTCAACTCTTTTGCTCTTTCTTTTTGAAGACGCAGTTCTTCTTCGGTATAGTCATCGTAAGATTCTGAATCAATTCGTTCCTGATAATATTTTCGAGCCAATTCCTTACTTAACATAAAAATATCACCTCAATTTATAAATATATAAACCAGCCTCTTTTTTCACTAACTCTAAATCAGCACCACTGTTTATAAGAAACTCTCGCTGCTTTCTATATGCTTCATCAGCTATCAATTCAACGTAACCGCCATTACTTCCCCTGGGAACAATAATCGCCACATTGGGTACCTTTCCTATTACCGCCTTTGGCATAGCTGAAGTACTTAAAAACTTATTCAACCGCTTATTAAGTTTTTGGGGTAATCTATCATTTCTGTATACTATTATATCATCTTTCAGTTTAAATTTCGATAGGCCTTTATTTATAAAACCTGCATTTCTCAAAATGATTTCCTTTTCTTTTTCATCTTTTGGGAAATAACGACCTTCCAAAAATTCATTGATTTTGAAAAACAATTTCTTGCCATCATTATCTGTGCCATTATACGTATATTTATTAATCGACCTTATCTCTTCATCTTCCAAGTCTTTTTGCCATATTCTTGCCTCTTTCCTTAAAGACTCAACAGCCTTCGACGTAGGAATCGGATTATATCCCAATGACCTTGCCTCCGCTTCGGCTGCAGTCTGAATGCTGTCTTTTCTTCTAAAGCCATTATCGCCTTTTGATTTACGAATCCTTTCACGTTCGACTTTCGATTCGTTTCTCCACCCCTTAGTGTGTGCATTCTGCACGCCTCTTCCGTCCTCCGGAAAATATTCAACAATGCAGCGACAGTTATCATGACGGCGATAGATCTCTTGTTTAACTGGATAATTGTACGTTCCCGCCAGATTTGCACACCACTTGCAGCCGTTGCCAGCATATCTTCTGACGATTTTCGGCTGCAGACCTGCGCTGGCGTGGAATTCAACGTTTTTAGCAATTGTGTCATCAACAACGGACTGCGTGAAGTTAGCAATCGGACTGCCCATGACGAACTTGTCATTTTCAAAATCACCTTTGGACAGGCGCTCAATCAAGCCGTCAACCTTATCCTGATCAATGTCCGGTTTCAGTGCGGCTAGGGTCAGGCCCGCCTTCCTATTGAGAACTTTCTGCACACCAGCCGCCAGTTCGGACACCAGTTCATAATTGGTACCCAGCGTTTTCTGTAACAGCCGTTGAGCAATATTGTAGTACATTGTTCCGTTAGGCAATAATTCGTTTGTTACATGTTTTGTCAGGGCGTCAGAGAGCATGCAGCCGACCTCATATGCGTACTCGTAAGCGTCAGCATATGTAGCTGACTTATCCTCAAGCTTCTTCTGCACCTGTTTGACAATCCCGTTAGCAGCATATGACTTTTCAAATTCGTCACAGACCAGTTTCAGCAACTCCGGCAAGACATCATCAGTCATCGTTTACCACCTCTGACTGTGTAGTAATCTGCGGTTTGGTGTTTTCTGCGCCGTGAATGCCGGTCAAATCCCTGATGGTCTCGCCCGTCACAAATCCCGGAATCGCCTGGTTGAGTTTGATTACGCCATCGCCAATCAGCGTCAGCGTATTAGCATCGGCCTCGAATAACGGTTCCCACTTAACCTCAGTATCAACAAAACGGCTGCGTGCATAGTGGAACTGGTCCTGAAGACACACCGCCGTATATGCGCAATTCAACAGGCCACTGCCCAGTGACCGCTGCGCCTTACGTCCAGCCAATCTCAGATTCTCGTGACTGGCCTTTATTGCCTCAACTGAAGACGGATTATCAGACGCAAAGCCCAAATCATCAAGTGTCAATCCCATTTCTCCGGCAAAACCGGCAGCTGCGGTTTTCAGCTGCTCGGTAAACGGAGCCATGCTTGCGGTCGTGAACTGGCCGACAGTAGGACGGTCGCCATCATCATCCTTGTCAATCCTCAAAAGAGATGAAACCGTTGCTCTCCACGCATCCATCGGTTCAGCGTCAGGATCCATGCCAAGAATGTATTTCTGCGGATACGAATAAAATTCGGCCGTGACGTCGGCTCGCTCAAGCGTGCGTTTGGCGTAACGCTGATAATACATACCTGATCTGGTGATTCTTGACCGACCAAACGGTCTGACAGCGTCGGGCCTGTGAATGACCGGAACAAGCAGCGGCATACCAGCGGGATTGGCGATTGAATATGGTGAACCGCCTTTAGGGTAATACCACGTTTCAGTCGACGTGAAATATGCTTCCAGAAGCGGTGCCTCTGTATCAATATCTCGCTGAAGTACGGCATACCCTTCCGTTAGCAGACCCGTAATCGGGTCAATGACACCCGTGGCATTAGACGCTTCAATGACCTGCAGACGCACAGGATCAGCAGAATCAGAATCAGCAGAGACGTAGACAAAACAGCAGCTGCCAATCAATGCCGATAGAACTGCGCTGTCAAAAAACACATCGGGATTGTTCTGCTTAAAAATCTGATTTACTCCAAAATCATCATTTGCAAATTCTCTGAATACCAGTCTGTCTGCCAGAGCGTCAACACCTTTCGCATTCCACCCAAGTACAGCACGATACCGATCACGCACACTAGGCGGGATAGTCAGTCCGACGGGGGAATCATGATATTTAGCTGCATACTGCCTGTATCTCATCAGAACCCGTGGTCTGACGGTTGCCAGCTTGCGTTTCAGGTACCCCATACCCTTAAATTCACTCACTTTATCTACTCCTTTCATGTCGCACGAGAAAAAATGTACAGTGACGGCGGGAAAGCACGGACGGCCCGTGTAGGGGGTCTATACCCCCCTGTATCTGGACCAGTCCAGTGACTGCGGAAGATTCCTGTTGCCGATTACTTGAGGCTTCTTTTTAAATCCACTAGCATATAGCTTGTCCGATTTCTGACGGTTGCATTGCCAATGAGCCAGCTGCAGATTGTCCAGACTAGATGGATGACCACCCTTGCTAATCGGTACGATGTGATCAATGACAGGCGACAATGGATCCGGAGCTTTTAGCGTCTTGTCAACAGGCTTGCCGCAAATCCCACAGACGTTTTGTGTCAGTAATATTCTTCTCTTATTCTTCTCAAATGCAGTCCTGTGCTGTCCTTGTCTGTCAGCTCTGACCATGCTGTCACCTCCACTGGTGGTATATAAAAAGGCAAGGGATTAACTTGCACTCCAGGGGGATGCTTACCATCTTGGCATGGTATCCCCAAGGGGGTGTTAATCTCTTGCCTTTTTCGACGTTATCATAATAGCATGTATGCACGGTTACTTTGTATACACTCCAACTACACTCTTACTACACTTCAACTACACTACAACTGCACTCAAACTACACTGATTGACTGAACGCCCTGAATGTAAAGCTTGGTGACATAGCTGCAGCTATAGCTGACATCGTCCGCTATCTCTTCTAGAGACTGCAGGCCGATGAAGTATCGGTCCAAAACCAACGCCTGCTTCTGATTGTCGAGAGCGTCAATGCATCGTGTAATGTCTGTCCTGTCCTGACGTGCATACTTGAGAAGCGTGTTGATTTTATCTTCCAACTCTTCCCTTTGAATAAGCTTGTCTGTCAGCGTTATTTTGACTGATGATTTAGGTTCACTGCTCATGGCTGGGGACTTGAGCACGATAAGATCACTGTCAATCTGTGCCAGCTTGTCTTCCAACCGCTGAATTTTTTCCATCTTCTTTCGATACTGAAAAAGATATGCTTTATTTGTCTTGAAAATATCTTCCAAGTAATATCACTCCTTTTGAATGCGTCAGTCACGACCCGCCTTAATCATGGCAATTGCCGCAATCATTCCGAAACAACTGACCAGCTGAAAGCGTAATTCCACCATGACTGATTCCTTTATCAAAATCAGCGGTAGCATAAACAGAATAATCGATGCAATCAACAATATCTTGCCTGCTTTTGTCAGGAATTCCTTTCGCAGCTCTTCTTCTATAGCTCTGTCAATTCGGTCTAGCTTCTCAGCATATCTTCGTGCTGCTTCATTGTAATCATATTTATCCTGTCTCACTTTTTTCTCCTTTCTTTTATCAGTTCTATCGTAATGTGCACAATTGCATAAATTACCGAAATGACACTAAATTGAATCCATTCTTCTCGAGTCATATTTTCTGCACTCCTTTGCTTCTTCATACGTTTCTGCGAAAATATCCGGCTTGCATGGATAAAATTCTCCCTTAACTCCTTTGATGATGTAGTCGCCTTTTGCCGCAATCATCAATCCCTCAAGGGTCTCTATTTTTAAAATCGGGCTGTCTGTGTCAGCGTAATCAATCCGGACTGGATCTAATCCCAATTCTGATAATTTTAAAATTGATTCTTCAGTATCTGTGAACTGAACCGCCTCAACCACAACTGGTTTCTTTCTGTACTTCATTTTCGTCCTCCTAAACTCCGGCCATGCCACGCATGACTGTACTTTCTTCCAGGTCTTACCATCGACACTTTCTTCCTGCGTTTTCTGGCATCGGCCCGCATGATTTTGTCAATACTTGCCAACAAATCATGCTCTAATTTGGAGCTTGTAAGTCCGTAGTCTTTCGTGATGCGCACCTATGCGCCTCCTTCTCGGCTTCTTCAGGGCTGTTTGCTCTGATCAGCTTATTCGTAATCGTTCCGTCAACGTGGACGGTTACCAGGTACCACTTCACGACATCTTCTCCTTTCACTATCCCAGCAACGCCTTGCACAATACCCACATTGCCGCAAACCATAACAGCAACAACGCTGTTACCAGACAGCCTGCTTTATCCTTAGAATCCATATCCTATCAACCCCTATTCCTTTAAGTCAATTTTGTTTAAGTGTTTCATGATGATGTTTAATATTTTTCCGACTTCTTCAAAATCATAGGTTCTTAGACAATCCTCATCTACAGGCTCACAGATTTTCCAGTTATTCATACGTTCTCTTTCGATAAATATAGTATGGTCCTTATAATAGACTTCCAAACTTTCGAGAAGTCTTTCGTCGAATTTCTTATTGTATTCAAGCTGGCCATTGAGATCCATAGCTTCAACATAAAGACTTACGTATGTTGCTTTTAACTCAGCGATCATATTTTTAAAATTCGTATTCATTCCGCATACCTCTGTTCTTTTTTTTAGAATCCATATCCTACCAGTCCCTCCTTAACAATCTTGACCGCATCGTTTGCAGATCGTGCGATGCCGTGAATAATCCTGTACCGGTTCAGCATTTTGTGGAAAGTGATTTGGTCCGGTCTCGGTTTGCCGGTTGGCGTCTTGACTTCAATGTAAAAAACTTTCCCGTCATTGATCCGGAACCCGTACAGATCAGGATGTCCCTTCGGCAAACCCGTATCAAACCATCTTCCATCATCAAGCCGGACCTTGCCGACGTTCGCCCGGAATACTCTGCATCCGTTTTTTGACAGTTCTATTTGAATTTCGTTTTGAATTTTATGTTCTGGACTCATTGAAAAAATATACTCCTTATCATTCATTTATGCGATTATACACGCTTTTTGCATAAAGGTGACACATAGAAGTGTCACCGCCATTTTTTAGCGACACCATCTTAGCCTTACTCTCCCAACAGTTTCAGCGATTGGTGACGCGGTGACACTTATTTTCAACTTTTCTATAGTAGCTCCTTTTACTACTACCCCCTATATATATATTATTATTATTATTATTATT